GTTTATTTTAGCGTTCATTAGTCTATTTTAGTAGCCGTTAGCGTAGTATAAAAGTCTTGTTCGTGTTCTACTATACTATTTATTCTGTACTTAGGTCCAGCGCCTTCTATTTGTAGTAGGTCCTGGTCCTGTATTTCGTCTACTGTTTTTTTACGCATTACTAGTTCTATTCCTACAAAGTGCTGGCGCTGTCCGTTTTCGCTTTTTATTTCGCCGTTTATGTATGTTAGGTTAGCCCAGTATGTAGCTACAGTAGCTTCTGTAGAAGTAAAGCCGCCAAACTCGTCGGCTGTTTTAGTTAGCCTTACTACGGCTATTTGTGTATCTAGTTTGCCAGCGTCCATTATACAAACATTGTTTTATAGCTAGTTAAAAGCGCCTTAGTTTCTGTTGGTACGTCCTGTACTATAGTTCCTGTTTTATAGTCGCTACGGTTATCGTATAGCGTACTTATAAATTGTAGCATAGCGTTCTTTATAAGGTCGTCGCTAAGCCCAGCAGTTACGTAAGTTATTTTAACGTCTTTAGCGCTACCGCCGTCTAGTTCTATACGTTCGTTATCTAATCCTTTAACAGTATGTGCAGCTGTATTACCTTCCGCAGTTACTGTACTTATACTAGCTATAGGACCAAAGGGTATATCTATTAGCGCTTCTGTTTGGCTTAGGTAGTACGTTCTGTTCTTTGCTACTATATCGCGGCTTATATAGTTTTCGCACCATTCGCGCGCCTGTGTTATCATTCTAGTAATTAAACTATCGTCGGCGCTAGTGTCTATTCTAACGTAGTTTTTAACGTCGCTAGCTGTTAGTAGTTCGGTTCCTGTGGTGCTGTTAATTTTTATTTGACGCATCTTAAAAATAATTTCTGTAAAAATACGAAAAAAAAAGCGCCACTTTTTACAGTAGCGCCCTTAGAGAAACAAATGAAAAAAACAGAAATTATAAATCAATCAGCGCAAAGTTATTAAAATTGTCCTTATACTTCCCTTGCATTGATAACCTTACGCTTCTTTGTTGATAATTAGGTATAATAAAAAAGCCGTCTAGTACTGTAAAGTAGATAGCAAAAAAGTCTACTTCGTCTTTTGTGTAGAAGTCTGTACTGCGCCTTAGCACTACGTGTATGCTGTCGCGGTTAAACTTACGGCTGGCGCTTACGTTCTTTACTTGTATCTTATATAGCTTTAAATCGCGTTCTATAATACAGTCGTATGGGCTGCTATCTAGTAGCGGCATAGATACGTTAAAGCCTTCCTGTATAACTTTTACGCTAAATTTATATTCTGCTAAACAGCCTAGCTGGTTGTGGTCCACTTTGTTTTAAGTTGCTTTGGACCAAGCTACAAAAAAAAACCCCAGCATTTGGCTAGGGTTTTCAACAATCAATCAAAATAACTATGAATAAATCTACACTATTTGACGCCAGTGTAGCGGCGCATTACGTTGCTAGCTTCTGTAAGCTTTTGAATTACCAGTATTTTCTGGGTCGTCGGTAGCTTGTTAAAATTATCCTGGTCTACCAGGTTTTTAAATTCCTGTAGTATACTATTGTTTGTCATAACTCAAAACGCTTAAACCTAAAATAAACATAAACATAAGACCTATAAGGTCGTCGTATAAAGCTAGGTCGCGCAATCCAAGCGCTAATAAACCCCAGCCTAGTAGTGGCTTTATATACTTCATAGCCCTACCCATTTGTCAGCGTGCGCGCATAGTTGGCAAAATGTACATACTAAGCCAAAAGCCGCCACGTATATAATACAGTCAAAAATAAAATTTTCTATCTTACGTTTCATAATCTTAATACCTAGGGGTTATATTTAAAATATGTTGGTCGTTTCTAGATAACGAATTATACCATTCGTTAGAAACTCTATCTATAGAAATACTATTTTCTAGGTCTGGCGTATTGTCTTCGTTCGCTGGACATACTTTGTATTTATTAGTTATTAAATAACTACCTACGCTTTCTAAAAAAATTAAATTTTTCATTTTGTTTTTTGTTTGTTTGGCTAAACTACAAACTAATTTTAAACTATGCAAATAGTTCTTAAACTTTTTTACAGGGTATAAAAAAACCCCAGCGGTTAGCCAGGGTTTTGTTAGTGTATAGCTTTATACTACTAGGCAGTTTCTAAGGCTGCTTTGTCTACGCTAAAGTCGCCAGTTACAAAGGCGTTAGGTAGATAGTTAGTAAGTGCTACTCTTTCTTGTACTCTTACAGTTACAAAACCGTCGCGTACGTTAGTGCCGTCTTCTTTAAAGAATTCTACACCTACGTTATCACGTACCCATAACTGCGTACCCATTCCGAAGTTACCTACTAAATACTTGTCAGAAGTAATAGCTGTATTCAAAATAACAGGTACACCGTTAATACGTGGCTGTAGCCCTTGGTTCCAATCTTTTACTAGGTATTCGTTTTGCGAAGACTTTAGTAATAAAATTTTGTGGAAGTCAGTAGGGTTAATCATAATGTAGTCAGCAGCGTAGTTAGCTAGTGCTAATTGGTTTAACGCTACAGTAAGTACGTCAAATTCGTTCGCGCTTTCGATAGCGTTAGCAAACCCACCAGCAGCAAAAGCTGTAGCATCAGAAATAATACCGCTTAGCTGTGGCGCTACGCCTGTACCGTTTAAGATTTGGTTGTCTTCTACTTCTAAAAGTTTTTCTGGCGCACGTGCCGAAAGGTAGCTAGTAAGCTGTGGCGTGTCGTTTAGCATTTCTTCAGAAATTCTAAAGTATGTACCAATTTTCTGTACGTTAGCATCAGACGCTGTAAAATCAAAGTCAGACTGTCCTAGTGTAGAACCTTCAGAAGTTGCAGCAGCACCGTTAGAATAACCGCTTTCTTTTACGAAGCGTACTACATCAGACGCAGTAGAACCTTGCGCGATTAGCTGGCGCATATGAACCAAACGTGTAGGGTCATATTTGTAGCCAGGTACGCGGTCAGCTGGTATAACTTCGCCAGTAAAATCAGCGCCTGTAGTCATATCTGCTTTTACTTCAAAACGTGCAGCTTTAGACATTCCGTTACGCATAGCGTCAATAGCACCGCCTTCAATAGCTTCCATTAAAGCGCCTTTGAAAGTTGCTTTTTTGCCAGCTTCAAAGTTCTTTTTATTAGATACTTCTAACGCGTCGATACGTTCGTTAAATTTAGTTGTTAGTGTAGAAATTTCAGACTTTAACATTTCGTCTGCTTTTCCGTTGGCGCTTTCTAGCGCTTGACCGTAAGCCTTTTCCAATTTAGCGTCGATTACGTCGCCTAATTGGTCAAGGTGTTTTTTAGTATTATCTTCCATTATAGAAAAATTAAAAAAGTTAGTTGTTAAATTTATTTATTAAATACTCGAAAACCGCCTGGCTGTCATCTACTGGCTGCGTGTCAATAGACGGCGCAGTAGCTTTAGAGAATAAACCTTTTAGTTTTAGTAGTTCGGCTTCGATACAGTAGCCCATTTCGTCGCTTATATCGCCTTTGCGTACAAGCTTAGCTAGTGCATCATATCTTTTTAAAATGTTTTCCTGGGCTTTTTCGCCTTTAACGTCTAGTATTTTAGCTTGGTCGTTAGCCGCTAGTGTTACGGCGCTTACTTCGTATAGCTTTACTTCCGTTATTTCGCGGTAGTCCATTTTGTTTTCTTTTTGCATTGGTAAAATACCTACGCTGTTTTCGGTAATTACGCCAGCCTTCATTAGTTCTATTACGTCGTTACCTAGCGTAGTCTTGGCTATTTCAGCTGTAAACATTAAACCCTTGTCGTCTTCTACTAGTTCTACCATTTTACCTAGTGGCTGCGCCATATTGTGCTGGTATAAGTATTTAACGCGGTGTCCGTTTTCCTTAATAGTCTTTGCGTATGCACCTGGGCGTATAATATCGCTGTCGCTATCTTTGTTATTAAAGTAGCTAGCGTACCCTTTTACAATACCTTTTTTTTCGTCAGCGTCTACTAGTTCGCCTAGTGGCGCGCTTTTAAATAAAATACTCATATTAGAATAATTTGTACAAATTTACGATTTTTTAATTAGTGTTACTTCGCCTTGGTCTGGACCTATTCCGTCTTCTACAGCTTCTAGTATTAAACCTTCTTTTAGTGCTTTTTTAAGCATATCTATTAAACCTTCGTCGCCTAAATAACTAAAGAAGTTAAAAGGGTTTTCAGCGTCTGGGTTAGCCGCTTGGTATTTTTCCATTAGTATAAATAGTTCGTCCATTATTTACTTTTTAAAAGTTCGTCCCAAAGTTTTAAAGTGTCGGCGTATAGTTCTGGAAAAAGTTCCTTAAATAAAGGGTTACCGCCGTCGTAGAAGTTTTCGCTAGCGTGCGCTAACACTTCCCAGCGCTGGGCGTTTCTACCATATCTACCTTTATAATAAACATTTTTATGCCCACCACCTACTTTATTTTTAGTAATAGCGCCGAAAAAATCATAGGTAGCGCCGCGTAATTCCTTATAGTCTTGGTCGGTTAGTTTATATTTCTTTTTAAAATAGTCGGCTTTATCATTATTAAATAAAGTACCTAACTTCATATTATACTTAAAATGAATATCGCCTTGGCGCCTATCTCTAAAACCTAACTGTTTTTTAAATTTAGTAAAGTATTTTTCTACTATTGTATTAGAAACTATTTTATAGCTAGACCATTCATTTTGAAAATGTATTTGGTGTCCTATTTCGTGCTTTAAAACTCTTTTAAAGGTGTTACTACCTTTTTTAAATCTTAGCGTTCCTATTTCTATATAGGTGTTATCAGCGCTTAAAAAAGCACCTTTATTTGCTTTTAGTCTAATATCTATACTTTGCTTTACATCTTTTAGTATTTGTAGGTCGCCTACTATATAGCCCTGGGCTTCTAATTTCTTTAGCTGGTTATACTGGTCTAGTGCTGGGTGGTTAGTACGTTCGAAGTAGTCGCCTAACGGTTCGCCTTTGCCTTGGTCTGGTCCGCTGTACCTTGGCTTAGGTTTTGGTTTTGGTGCGCCTATAGTAGCGGCTATACTAGCTACGTCTGCGGCTGTTAGTCCACCTGTTAGGTTTTCGCCAGCTAACTGTACGCCTATATTTTCTAAACCTTCTACGGCTACAGCGTCTTCTATAGGTACTGGTATAGCGGCGCATCTACAATTCACTACGTTACTAGCGCTACCGCGTCTGTCGCCTGGTTGCATTAGTTCTTCGCCTTGCACTATAAAAGGCTGGTCGTATGGTACTGTTTGTCCGTCTGCTGCCCTATGGCTTGCGCGCTCGCGTCCGTCTAGTGCTGTAGACCATTCCTTTTGTAGCTGGTCCGCTGGGAATATAGTAGTAGCGCTTTCTAGTATAGCCTTATTACTTATAGCAGTAGTTTCTGTTCTTATAAAGCGTTCGGCTTGGTGTTGGCTATATCCGTCAAACTGGCGGCGTAGTATACGCGCTTGTTCAGCTGCGCCTAGCGCTTGAAATTCTGGGTCGCGGCTTAATTTAGTTGTAAGGGCTATAAGGGTTTTTAGTGCTGTACCTTGTACTAGCGTTACGTTTGTTTTAGCTACCGCAGCGCCATAGCTAGCAAAACTTGCGCGCCATTGGTTTTGGTATTGGTCGGCGCTTTGCTTCTTTACAAACTTCTTATAGTTCTTAAAATACCAGTTAGCAAAATGTAGTCCAGTTTCTTCGTAGTATTCTTCGTAGAATTTAGACAAATAAGCTACAGGGAATAAGCCCTGTACTATTATACGCCCTTCGTCTACAAACTGCTGGACGCCTTTAGCGTATTCAGCGTTATACCACTTACGTAGCTTAGCTATATACTGGCGTTCCATTTTACCGCGTTCACGTTCTACGGACGTTTGCCAGACTTGCTTAAACTGTTTACTTAGCAGTTGTTTAGGCATTGTCTTCTAGTTCGGCTAGCTTCTTGTTTGCATATACTCGCATAGCTTCGCCGCCCCATAAGTTGTAAGCTACAAAACCGTTATCTAGCCAGGGTTCGTCTTTTAGTTTGTCGTCTACAGTACTATACGTTTTGGCGCGTTCTAAATAGCTTCTAGTGCGTTTTAAAACATCTAGGCTAATTGGTTCGCGGCTGCTTAATTGCTGCGCCCTAGCTAGCCCTACGTTCGTACCAGCTGTTACTACGTCCCTACCGTACTTGTCTATCCAGCCTAGCATACGCTTAGCGTTGTTACTAGCTGTTTGTGGGTAGTCGTCGTAGCTTTCGGCTTTAGTGTCTAAGTCGTCTGCTTTAGCTTCTACAGTTTCGGCGCTTACTACAATATCTTTAAGCGCTTGTTTTATTAGTTGTTTTTCAGCTTCTATATCTACAGCCATAGGCGCTGGTTCTGGTATTTCTATATCTTGGTTACTTACTGGTAGTAGGTTACTAGGTATATAGTAGTCGTCCATAGCTGGCGTGTCTTCGTCTTTGCCGTAATTCATTACAGCGCGTTTTTCGTTT